GTTCTGAAGTTCAGGAGATGATCGATGCTGCTATCAGAAGACACAACCGTAATGCTTCTATCATTAGTATGTGCGTCGGTTGGGTGGTTCTTGCTTTATTTGCTGAGGGACTTTTGAGATTAGTTGGAGTTATTCCACCTTTACTTCCATTTCTTAAGATCACTTTGAACTAATGGCAACAATTACAGAAGAAGATTTACAAAAATTAAACCAAAGAGTTCTTCAACAAAAAATGGATGAACTCTTTGAAGAACCATCTACTTACGAGGATGAAGAAGATGATTAAAACAGCAATATCAGCAGTTCTTCTTTTTTCCTCCATTGGTCTTTTTATACATTGGGGACTTACGCACGCATATCCAGAGGTTTTATGAAAGTAGGGTTAATCGGTTTAGGTAGAATGGGCGAAGGTATGTCTCGCCGTATGATGAAAGCAGGTATAGAGGTTTGGGGTTATCGAAGGAATTATGAAAAAGCAAACGAAGCATTTGAAAATGGATTTGTTAATGGAATTGTAACTAATATTGAAAGACTTGTTAAAGTAGTTAAACAGAATAATAAAGGAACAAAGCAACCTGGAATTTTTCAGATGGTTGTTCCTGCCGAAACCGTAGAGGAGACTATCAATGAGTTACTACGATATTGTAGTGAAGGAGATATTATTATTGATCATGGCAATAGCAATTTTAAAGACAGTCGGAAAAGAGCAGAACGCCTGGCAAAGTTGGGTATCCAATATATTGATTGCGGTACTAGCGGCGGTGTTTATGGTTTGGATCGTGGATACTGTCTTATGGTTGGTGGCGGAAATACTGCGGTCGCCACTTGTGCGAGGATTTTTGATGCCCTTGCCCCAGGGATCACCGCTGCCCCAAGGACTCAATTTGACTCGGACGTAACCTCTGCTGAGTTTGGTTGGTTGCATTGTGGTGGTCCAGGTGCTGGGCATTTTGTTAAAATGGTTCACAACGGCATAGAGTATGGTATTATGCAGGCATATGCCGAAGGATTTAACATATTGAAAAACGCCAATAATGGAGCACAGTATGTCAAAGAAGGAGATGCTGAGGTCGCTCCAATGGCAGATCCAGAAAGTTATTGTTATGACATTGACGTTGCTGAAGTTGCTGAGTTATGGCGTCGTGGTAGCGTGGTTGGCAGTTGGTTACTTGATCTTACTGCTGATGTGCTACGCAGGGATGGTAGCCTTAAACAGTTCTCTGGAGGAGTATCCGATAGCGGTGAGGGTCGTTGGACTGTTTCTGCCGCTGTGGACCTGGGGGTTCCCGCTCCTGTTATTACTACGGCACTATTTGAAAGATTTAATTCTCGCAATCTCGGATCATTCGGAGCAAAAATCCTGAACGGTATGCGTTACATGTTTGGTGGTCATCATGTTAGGTAAAGCACTTATTTTTGTTGCTATTCCATTTGTGTTATCTACACTCTATTTCGGAACAAGAGGCGGATACTATGACTCCAAAGACTATAAGGGAAATGGAACCGCACATTAGACATAGATATTGGTTTGCAATGTCTGCATTTTCTAGAATGCTTGGAGTGAAGACTGCTGCTAATGATATACATATTAAACAGTTCTGTATCGAGTGGTCACACTGGGATGTTCATGCCCCTTTACAAGGGCTTGACGAAGTAGATCAATACATGTATTATGAATACAAGAACTGGAGGGGAAGATGATTTTCCACTTAGTTGAAACACTAGCAGCAAGTCCTTTCTTTCTTTTTCTATGTGGGTGTGGGTTGACAATTGTACCATTTGCTGGTATAATGTTCATACACAAAACAAAATAACGGGGTGTAAGTCAGCGGTAGACGGCTTGCTTTGGGAGCAAGAAGACAGAGGTTCGATCCCTCTCGCCCCGATCATAAACTTTACTTTATGAAAATGTATTCAGAACTTTCAGATCTCCAAAAATTTACAGTTGAAGAATTTCAAACAGATTTTGATAATCTAATAGAAAGAGTAGAAAATGGCGAATCATTTATCATTACTGATGGAGAAAGAAACGCAGTGATAGTTCCATACAACGAAACGATAAAGTTTGCAGTAGATTCCAAAGAATCTAAAGTGGATGAAGATGTAATACGAATACATACTGAGCACGAAGAAGGTTGTTGACGAAGCGTTCCAGATCCGCTACAATAGATCTGGTTCAAGCGAGTGAGACTTGGTAGTCAGAGGAGTCTTATAAACTCTTTCCGCCAGATTAGCGGCTTTGAGGTGGTTCGAATCCACCCACTCGTACCTTGCTCGTTTAGCAATCTGGTGAATGCACCGATCTCATAAATCGGCATAGGTGGGATCGTTCCCCACAACGAGCATAGGACAAAAACTCTACTGTCCACCTTGACTTCTCTAAGTCAAACCCTTATAATACTAAGGTCAACATTCAAAACAATGACTCTCACAGCAAAATTCAAGAAAGACGTTCAAACCCTTCGTGGTGCAGCAAATGGTGACTTTTACCTTGATGTAAAGAATCCGAAACTCTACAAAAAGGTTCGTCGTTTCTACGAAAATGAAGGCGTAGTGTTTTCTGGTGATCCTCTTGATGACTATGAAATGCTTATGGAATATGTTCTTGCAGATCTTGAATCCGTAGAAGTAGCATGACAAAAGTTCTTCTGGAGCGTGAAGGATATCGCTTCGTTGAAGCAGGTATTCTTGAAATAAACGGTAAACCAGATTACCGTATGCAAAAGCAAAACGAGTACACGAAACGCTGGAATGACATTTATCTTTTTGATAATGTTCTACAATGTTCTACTGCAATGGAGGATATTGAGTATGCGAAATGGTTAGATCCAGATCGTGTTCCTTGTTATGTAAAAGATGATGAGTAAATAGACACGGATGGTCTTAAACAGCACTGGTCGGGAGCAAAACCCCTTATGTCTAAATCTGATTTACTTCGGTGGATTGGAAACATTCTCCTTATAATTGGTTATCAAACTATGTTATGGGGAGAGTTTAAATATGGTTTGATGATAAAAGTTATTGGGGGATTACTCACAATTCCTTTTGCTATTAAACTTAAACTTTGGGATGTACTATTCTTATGTGCTTTCTTTGGTATTACCGAGATATCAAAGTTAACCCAACTTTTCTTAGTTTCTCAAAACTAAGTGGTGGAGTCAAAATGACCCCTATGAGTTTCTTGCTTCTCTCAAGAGCAAGTGGTGCGGATGGGGAATTCTTTCTCCGCCTGGTTTCTTGCCTCCAGTCAAAGGGCAAGTGGCGAGACTGAATTTATAAAGAGGAGTTGCATAAACTCCTCTTTTTTTGTATAATATATACTAAGAGTAAATTATTCATCTATGAGTGATTATAAGAAAACAGCACTTGTTCTTGGTGCTGGTGGTTTTATTGGAAGCCACATGGTAAAACGTTTACGTTCTGAAGGTTATTGGGTGCGTGGTGTGGATCTTAAACTTCCGGAGTATTCTGAAAGTGAAGCACATGAATTTGTTATTGGAGATCTGCGAGATTTGAATTTTGTAGAAAGAGTTCTTCAATATAAAGGTCCTTATAGAAATTTTTATAACTTTGTTCCTAGTAGGCATATTGATACTTTTGATGAGATCTATCAGTTTGCCGCTGATATGGGCGGTGCTGGATTTGTTTTTAGTGGAGAAAATGATGCAGATATCATGCATAATTCTGCTACTATCAATTTAAATGTCCTTGAAGCGCAACGTCAACTAAATGACTTTAAGGAAGTAAATAAGACTAAAATCTTTTACTCTGGTTCTGCTTGCATGTATCCAGAACATAATCAATTAGATCCTGATAATCCCGATTGCCGTGAAGAATCAGCATATCCCGCAAATCCAGATTCTGAATATGGTTGGGAGAAATTGTTCTCAGAGCGGTTGTTTTTCGCTTATCATCGTAATTATGGGATCCCTGTTCGGGTTGCTAGGTATCATAATATCTTTGGACCCGAAGGAACTTGGGAAGGTGGAAGAGAAAAAGCACCTGCCGCAATCTGCCGTAAAGTTGCCTATTTACCAAAGGAAGGCGGAACCATCGAAGTGTGGGGAGATGGATTACAAACTCGTTCCTTCCTGTACATTGATGAATGCATCGAAGCGACCCGTAGAATGATGGATGGTGATTTCATCGGTCCAGTTAATATTGGATCGGAAGAAATGGTAACTATCAATCAACTTGTAGATACTGCAGCTAAAGTTGCTAATAAAGCAGTAGAAAAAAATCACATTGATGGACCTCTTGGTGTTCGTGGTCGTAATTCTAACAATGATCTTATTCGGGAAAAACTTGGTTGGGATTATTCTCAAACACTTGAAGAGGGAATTGGGAAAACATATGAATGGATCTCCCTTCAAATTTCTAAAAAACAAATTGATTGAATATGAATATCTCCATTTTGGGTTCAAGTGGTCAAGTTGGTGCATACTTGACGGAATATCTTCGGGGTAAGGGGCATATTGTTGAAGAGTTTGATATTGTTAATGGTCCTGAACAGGACATGACAATAATTCCCAATTCAAGATTGGAAACAGTGATACAAGGTTCTGATTTTGTATTCTTTCTTGCATTTGATGTTGGCGGTTCACGATATCTAAAGAAGTACCAACATACTTTTCAATTCATTGATAACAATGCTCGTTTGATGGTAAATGCATTTGGACTTCTTAAGAAATATAATAAGAGGTTTGTTTTTGCATCATCTCAAATGAGTAATATGAGTTATTCGCCTTATGGAGTTCTTAAAAATGTTGGTGAACTTTATACTAAATCATTGAATGGTTTGATTGTAAAGTTTTGGAATGTGTATGGTGTTGAAAAAGATCACGATAAGGCACACGTTATTACTGACTTTATTCGTAAAGGATTTGAGACTGGTGTAATTGATATGCTTACTGATGGTCAGGAAGAACGTGAATTTCTTTATGCCGAAGATTGCTGCGAAGCACTTGAGGCAATCATGGAAAATTACAATGAATTTACTTCAGAAGACAATCTTCATATTACAAGTTTTAAAGCAACAAAAATTATTGATATTGCAAGTATGATCTGTGGACAGTTTAATTTGATTGGTAAGTATGATGTAAAAGTTCAACCATCTGAACAAAAAGATAGTGTTCAAATGGATAAGAGAAATAAACCAGATACTTATTTGATGAAGTGGTGGATTCCAAAAACTACAATTGATCAAGGTATTGCAAAGGTATTTGATGCAATGAAAGGAGACTATCTATGAAAATATTTGTGACTGGATGTGCAGGACTTCTTGGTGCAAATTATACACGACATTTGCTTCATAATGGTCATCAAGTTATCGGTATTGATGATCTTTCGGGTGGATATAAGTCTTTTGTTCCAAAAGCAGAAAACTTTACCTTTGCTAAATTTGATCTGGAAAGGAGAAAAAAGGTAGTAGATCTTTTTGAAGAGCATAAACCTGATGTTCTTCTGCACTTCGCTGCTTATGCTGCAGAAGGTCTTTCTCCTTTTATACGCAATTTTAATTATAGAAATAATCTCATTTGTTCAGCAAATCTGATTAATGAATGTATCACACATGATACTAAATTTATTTTTACATCAAGTATGGCAGTTTATGGAGAGCAAGAACCTCCTTTTACTGAAGATAAAAGACCCCAACCAATTGACCCATATGGTATTTCCAAGTATGCAGTTGAGTGTGATTTAAAATTAGCCCAAGAACAGTTTGGACTTCGATACAATATTGTTCGTCCCCATAATGTTCTTGGAATTTATCAAAACATTTGGGACCGTTATCGAAATGTGATTGGTATTTTCATTCGTAAAACTTTGAATGGTCAACCTATTCTTGTTTATGGTGATGGGGAACAGACTCGTGCTTTCTCCGATATCAAATATTATATGGAACCATTTGATAAACTTCTGACAGATTTTGATGGGGAAATTTTTAATATTGGTGCCGATAAGCATTTTACTTTGAATGAGGTTGCTGAAACTGTACAAAAGATTGGTAAAAAGTATGGATATGAAGTTCCTATTGAACATGGTGAACCTAGACATGAAGTAAAACATGCATATTGCGATCACACAAAAGCAAAAAGTATGTTAGAATTTAGGGATGAAACTAACCTAGAAGAGTTGATTGGAAGTATGTTTGTTTGGGCAATGAAACAACCAAACAGAAAAGTTAAGACTATGGACTATGAAGTTACTAAAGACATTTACGATTATTGGAAAAACTAATGACTGATTACATTTTCCCTGATTGCAATAGGTATTTTCAGGAAGATTTAGAAAAACTTAGATATAAGTTTAGTGGTGTTGAAACTATTAAAAATAATTACTCTCAAGCATTTCAAGATATGTTCGTTCTTACTATGCTTAATGGTAAGAAAAATGGAACATATGTTGAAATTGGTGGAGATCATGGTGTGATCATCAGCAATACTTATTTGCTTGAAAGTGTTTTTGGTTGGGATGGGGTTGCTTTTGAGATAAATGAAGAAAGATGTTCTGCATATAACTCTATTCGAAATAATAAATGCACATGCACTGATGCTCTAACTGTTGATTATTCCATGATCTTCAAGCAAAAAGGATTTAGTAATCAAATTGATTATCTTCAACTTGATATTGATCCTTCTGAGCAAACTTTGAATTGTCTTAAAAAAATTCCCTTGGATGAATATAGATTTTCTGTAATTACTTATGAAACGGATTTATATCAAGACAGTCCAGATTTTGCAGAAGAATCTAGAGAAATTTTTGCTAGTTATGGATATGAATTGGTTATTAAGAATGTATCCAATCAAGGAAATCCTTTTGAAGATTGGTATGTTGATCCCAATGTTGTAGATAGAAGGTTAATTGATATGTTTAAGTCCAAGTCTGCACTTGGTATTGAGTCTGATAAAATTTTATTTGGAGAAGTCTGATGAGTTGGGAAATTTCTAATAATATAAATGCATATCTTTCCGTATGTGACTCTGCATCTTGCAATGATGGAGTGTTTTCGAGATTTAAACAAGAAAGTGCATATCGCCAAATTCTTGAACATGTTTCTTATGAAGAAGGAATGAAGTATGTCGAACGATTTGCAGTTCCCATTTCTGAAGTTTTAGAAAATCTTGATAAATTTAAAGAAAATGATATATATGGTAGCCCAGATATCTATGAATATGATTCCTTAGGAAATATTTCTCCTACCACAATTAGGTACATTAAAAACACTTATGATATTTTAAATTATTTCAAAGGTGTTGAAATTAAAAATATTGTAGAAATTGGTGGAGGATATGGTGGTCTTTGTAAAACTATGAGTTCGGTTTTTGATTTTGATAACTATCTGATGTTTGATCTGCCGCAACCAAATAAATTAACTCAGAAATATATTTCAATGTTTCCGAATCTTGAACCTAAAGTTCAAGTATTTACTATCGATCAACTAGAAGAACTTGAAGGTGTTGATCTTGTAATTAGTAATTATGCTTTCTCTGAACTTTCTAGAGAACTTCAAGATGAATACTATAATAAGATTATTAGTAAAGCATCCAATTTTTATATGATGTTCAATCCAATTTCAAAAAATAATCTTCAATTTGATGAGTTTCTTAAGATCACATCTAAGAAGTTTACAATTGAATATTATTGCGAATATGAAGACGAATCTATTGATACTTGTAATAAAGTGGTTTACGGAAAATGTCTAGATATTTAAATACTGTCTCTCATTGGTATGGGAGATTGGGAAATAATATTCAGCAAATTTGCAATGGAATTTTACACTCCCAAATTAATGGGGATGGATTTTCTAGTCCTCATCACGAATTAATGGAACAGATTGTATTAAATCCTGAGGGTAAAACTATGCTTAAACCCAATAGATTTTTTCATTATAATACTCAAAATAAAGACTTTGACATTCCCATCGATTATTTGTATGAAAATATTGGAAAAGTCGCAAAACAATATATTGTTCCAAACTTTAAATTTAACATCGAAAAATCATTCGATGATGATACTCTAGTCATTCATATTCGAAGTGGAGACATTTTTGCTCACGAACATAATCCTCCTCACGATTATGTTCCCAATCCTTTATGTTATTATTTGAATTTAATCGAAGAGTATGATAAAATAATTGTAGTAACAGAATCTGATAATCATAATCCTATTATTGATGAACTTAAAAAGATTGAAAAAGTAATCATACAATCAAAATCTGTAGGCGAAGATTTTGCAACTCTTATGAGGGCAAAAAATCTTGCTTCATCTGGAACTGGTACTTTTGCTGTTGCCGCTGCCATTTGTTCTTCTAACCTTAAAAATTTTTATTGTACTGATTTGTATCTAGATGAACATCTAAACCCAGAAATGTTAATGAAATGTGAGGGTATAAAAGTTTATATGATGGAACTTAAAAATTATATTCAACTTAAGAATTGGAAAAACGACGAAGAGCAACGTAAATTTATTTTGGAGTATAAAAATGAGAATATTTGATTCCTTTATTTTCTTTAATGAGTTAGACCTTCTTGACCTTAGACTCAATATACTCAATGATGTAGTTGATTACTTTGTAATTACAGAGTCTCCTTGGACTGTAAGTGGCAATTCTAAACCACTTTATTATCTGGAAAACAAGGAAAGATTTTCTAAGTTTGAGCATAAGATCATTCATAATATCACCGAAGAAATTCCTAATGACTACAGTGATTATATGGAGAAGAAAAAGTATCATACTCCTATGGGAGGGAGTGATTTAAATGGGACTCCTTATCGAGAGTATCCAATTCGTTTTCAACGAGCAATCTTTAATCGCGATAGTAGCATTTATGGTGCTGTAAATTTTGGAATTAAAGATGATGATATTATTCTTACCAGTGATGCAGATGAAATTATCAATCCTTTAGTTCTTGGGGATTTGTCTTGGTTCGACCCAAATAATCATTATGTTTGCCTACAAAAAGCATTTTATTATAAACTAAATTACCTGTACCAAGATGATTGGATGGGAACAAGAATCTCTACATTTAAAACTCTTTCAAATTATTCTGTAGATCTTTTGCGAAATATGCATAAGGATGCTTATAGAATTGAGCAAGCGGGTTGGCATTGGAGTTTCTTTGGTGATGCAGACAATTTTAGATTGAAATTGGCTTCATATGAACATACTGAAAATAACGTAGAGACTAATACTGCAAATGCGGAAAGAAAAATTGACGAAGGTATTGATCCTTTTGGTAGGTCTATTCAAATAAAAACAATTCCCATTGACGATTCATACCCAGAATACATTGTTAATAATCAAGAAAAATATGCAGAATTTATTAAACCATGGAATTGATTGAAGGTGTAGCACTTTCAAAGTTATGTGATTATTCCTTTGGAGACCAGTCTGGTCAATGGGGGAATATTTTTACGTCTTTTATGAAAGATGCAAATCTATTAAATCTTGAGTTCGTTGATAAGTTATTTGAGATTAAAAAAAGCAGAGATTATATGACTCTGTTTATTGATAATATTCGTTTATATAAAAGACATATTTTGGAGGTAAAAGAAACTGATAGACCTTATGTTGAAGGTCTTATGGAAAGAAGTGACTTATTGAAGTTGTGCTCAAACTTTCCTGATATGAAATTCATCATCTTCACTAATCTTGAAGATACTCCAACTGACGAACACATCTTTGATACTATTCCTGAAAACGTATTGTGCATTTCTGCAGTAAATGCCATTGCTAATGGTGGAAAAGTTATTCCAGCACCTTATGGGTTACAAAGGGCAATGAGTCCAAGTGATAATAGAATCGATGATATTAAAAGTTCTATGAGGTTTATTCCAAAAAACCCTCCTGTACTTTTATATGTAAGTCATAGTGAGAATACAAATACTCAAAGAGTTGGTATCAAGAGTATTTTCAAAAACAAATCTTGGGCAGAAGTTCATGAAGAAAGAGTTCCTTACTCGGTGTTTCTATACAATCTCAGTCAATCAAAGTTCATGATTTGTCCAGTTGGAAATGCTATAGATTGTCACAGAAACTGGGAAGTTCTTTATATGCGAAGAGTTCCCGTGATGAAAACTCATCCATATCTTGAAAAATTATTTGAAGGATATCCAGTTCTATTTGTAAATGATTACACTGAAGTGACTGAAGAACTCTTAAAGGATAATGAACACTTGTTTGTTCAAGCACAAAATATGGATTTGACCCAATTGACACTTCCAACTTTTTTTGATAACATTGTAAATAAATCTTTAAAAGAGGAATATGTTAGTAAATGAAATGTATCTTGGATCTGGACTTGGTAACCAGATTTGGGCATCTGTCGTAACTCGCATTATTGCAGAAAAGTTGGGGTATGATTATGGCATCAAAGGTAAAGAACTGTGGAAGGGAAACGGTTGGATGCCTTATTTCTGGGGTAAAGAAGTTGTAGGTGGTTCTGGACCTGATGGAGGACCTCCAGATACTCTTCCTGAAGGGATTGAATATTGGTATCGCGAACGGCAAGAAGGTAGAAATATTCAGGGAAGACTTCAAGATATGAATCCTATAGATCATGGACTTTTCTTCATTCCAGATAATACCAAACTGGACGGAACATTCCAAAACATGTTGTATATTGAAGATCGTCGTGATGATATTCGCGAATGGTGTAAAGTTGATGAAGATAAAGTAATCACCGATTACTCTGCAGATGACATTTGCGTAATCCATTTCCGTGGAGGAGATTATTCTACAGGACATTCATTTCTCCCACCTCAATATTATGAAATGGCAATTGAGAGAATGAAAGAAAGAAGAAGTGATATGCGATTTGTAATCGTCACTGATGATGCCGAACTTGCAAGAAAGCATATTCCTGGCATTGAAGTTGTTGGAGCAGCAGTTTCTAACGAACCAGGTGGACCTGACTATAAGATTGGTTGGTATCAAATGAAAGGTGGACCACTATCAATTGATTATAGTATTCTTCATACGGCAAAGAATGTAATTATGTCTTCTTCTACTTTTTCTTTTTGGCCTGTTTGGTTATCAACAGAACTAAAAAATATTATTGTTCCAATGTATTGGTTTGATTGGAATACTTCTGATGGATGGTGGAGACCTGTGGATTCTATAGTTCTGGAATGGACATATATGGATAGGCAAGGAAATCTAAAATCTGGAAATGATTGTTGGGAAGAATATCGTAGGTATACATATGTTATTAATCCAGACACATCTGGAGTTCTTATTAAATACTAATATATTTTTATAAAAATTATGTCAATCTATGGATGGATGGGTGCTTCTGATGAAGTGCTGAATAGTTACTCTCAATCATGCCTAGAGTTTTCAAAAGAAGAGGAAAAATTTAAAAATTTTAAAAAAGATGATAGATATAGAACTATTTTAGAAGGAGCACCAAAACAATTTTCTGATTATTATATCCAAAGAATTAACACTCATAATGAAAAAGATCTCTTTTACCAAAATTTAGATTGTTTCAAGGAGAATGATAACCTGGGAAATCCAGATGTTTATGAAGAAGAAGGGATTGGTTTAATTTCTCCAAGCACTTTAAAATTTGCATCAAACTGTCTTGATATTATCTCATTTCTCAAACAATTTGGTAATCTAGATAATATAAAGAATGTTGTAGAAATTGGTGGTGGTTATGGTGGATTGTGCTTACTTTTATCCAACTTTATAAAATTTGACAGTTATACTTTAGTTGATCTCCCAGATGCAACAAATCTTGCAAATAGATATCTTTCAAGTTTTGAAAAAGTTTATTCTAAGGTTAATTTCATACCTTGTAATAACCTAGATCAAATTAAAGGTAAAGAATTTGATCTTTGTATTGCGGTTAACTCTTTATCTGAATGTAATATTGACACGCAGTTAAATTATTTTGATCAGTTTGTATCAAAATCTAATTATTCTTACATTGTCCGAAATCCAGATACTCAAGAAAGACTAGAACACCATAGAAAAACAATAGAAACTCTTACCGATAATTTTCTTATTGACGATTCAAATAGAGTTGAAGAGTGGTGGAGTAATAATATTACAATTTATATTAAGAGAAATGATTAACCTTCCAAATGTAACTTTATTTTGTATTTCATCTAATAATATATCAGGTGCTCTCTATGCTTTACAAAAAAGTATGGAGGGTATCACCTTTGGTGAAGTAAAATTAATCACTCATGAAGACCCTGGTAATCTTCCTGAAGGAATTGAGTTTTCTAAATGCTATAAAATAGAGTCAATTCATGATTACAATTATTATTGCATCTATAATCTAACTAAACATATTAATACTGATTATTGTTTACTTGTTCAACCAGATGGGTATGTTATTAGACCGTGGCAATGGGATGATGACTGGTTCAATTATGACTACATTGGAGCCCCGTGGAGATGGGAAGAAGCATCATTCGTGACTCCATTTGGTGAGCATATTTCTGTTGGCAATGGTGGATTTAGTTTTAGGAGTAAAAAACTTCTTGATGTCCCAACTAAAGTTCAAGTTCCCTGGGATGTAAACAAAGGAGATTTTTATAAACATTTTGGTTATGGATCAACATCGGAAGATGGAAATATTTGTGTTCACAATCGGCATATATATGAAGAGCAAGGATGTAAATTTGCTCCTATAGAAGTCGCCGCAAAATTTTCAAAAGAAAGGCATATATCACCCTATCATGATAATATAGACACTTTTGGATTTCATTTTTTTACGCAAGAGATTGTGTAATTATTCACTAATTTAGATAGAATTATGAGAAAACAAAAAATAACGATTGATAAAAATTTTATTCTTTCTTCTGCATATGAAGAATACAAGTATCTTGTTGAGTATATGGTAGGGGGACAAGATGGCAATTATAATGTCCCTGGAGTTAGCGATTATCCATTCTATGCGTATTACTCTACTCTTGTGAGTAATACAACAATTTTGGAAATTGGAACATGTCTTGGTGGTTCTGCGGTTATGTTATCTCATAACAAGAAAAATAAAATTATTAGTTACGATGTTGTAAATAATTTCCAAACTTTGAATTGTCCACCAATTAATAGAGATATTGAATTTAGAGTGGGTAATTTCATGGAAGATGATATTGACTATGATCAAATTGATTTAATAACAATTGATGCTGCTCATACTGGATCTCTTGAAGTAGAAATGGTAAAATATTTGGAGGAAAAATGGAAAGGTGGTCTTTTGTTTTTAGACGATATTCATAATAACAGTGATGGTGATATGATAAGTTTTTGGAATGGTATTGATAGAGAAAGGCACGAAGTCATTGATATTTCTGATATTGGGCATGGGGATAGACTTGGTAGTGGTCTAGTTAATTTTAATAGGTACTATAATTTGAAAATTATCGGAGGCAATAAATTATGATTGGTTATAATCACCTAGGTCGTAATGGAAGACTTGGAAATCAGATGTTTCAATATGCAGCATTAAGAGGTATTGCTGCTAAACATGATTATGAATGGTGTATTCCTCCCAGTGACTTTAGTGATGCAGAAAAAGATCACCAATTGTTTGAAGCATTTAAGCTCCCTTCAGTGAAGAATGTAGAGATGCTTGGAGCAATCTATGTTGAGGAAAAGTCTTTTACTTTTGATGAAAAGTTGTTTGAAAATTGTTCTGACAACGTAAATCTCTATGGATTTTTTCAGACTGAAAAGTACTTTAAACATATTGAGCAACAGATTCGTGAAGATTTTATTTTTGTAAATGATATTTGGAATCCTTGCAAAGAAATGTTCACCTTTGATGAAACGATTTCTTTGCATATTCGTAGAAGTGATTATGTCCAGAAGCAGAATTATCATCCACTTTGTACTTTAGAATATTATGAAGAAGCATTGAAAAAACTTCCTCAAGACATTCCTGTTCTTATTTTTTCTGATGATACAGAGTGGTGTAAAAAACAAGATCTTTTCCAACCAGATAGATTTTTGATTTCTGAATCAGATAATAATCTTGTTGATATGTGTTTGATGACTATGTGTACTTACCATATCATTGCAAATTCTTCATTCAGTTGGTGGGGAGCATGGCTTGCTGATAGTAAAAAGGTAATTGCTCCTAAAGTTTGGTTTGGACCAGAATTATTTCATCAAAATACTTCTGATTTAATTCCAAAACATTGGGAAAAATTATAATGAAAAGATTTTCTATTTGCATTCCTTCTCATGATCGAGGTATCAATGGACCAATTTGGATTAGAGAATTATTTGATTCTTTAAATATGCAAACATTTAAAGATTTTGATGTTGTTGTTTCTGACCAAAGTAAAAATGATAATATCTTAAATGTTTGTAAAGAGTATTCTGATAATTTTGAATTTACTTATTTGAGATATGAAGGAAATATTCCTTGCGAAAATATTAACGTTGGATTAGAAGAATGCACTGGAGATATTATAAAAATAATGTTTTCTGATGATGTATTTGTATCTTCTCAATCTTTAGAAATTATTAATGATTTTTATAGTAAAAATGAAACAAAATGGTCTTTCAGTGGATTCTGTGAAATGACTGAAGATGGAAAAACTTTTTATGATGAAAAGCAACCAAAATGGTCTGATTATACTTTAGAAGGAAGAAACCTTTTGAGTAGTCCTTCGGTGGTGTGCTTTAGAAATCAATGTAAAGATTATTTTGATCCAAAGTTAAAAAACTTGCTTGATACTGAATTTTATCATAGAATGAGATGGAAAAATGGTTTACCTCATTTTATTCCAGAAACTTTAGTTGCAAATAGGCAACATAATAATAGAATAAGTAGCAACGGATATGATGCTGTTATAGAACATCCTGAAGGAAATTGGATGGTAAATACCCAAGAAATTGATTACATAAGAAATAAACATAGTAATTTTTATTCCAATAGAAAGTATCCAGATGAAAATTGATTTATCAAATGCAACTTTTATTATTCCTGTGAGAATCGAATCTCAAGATAGAATGAGAAATGTTCTTACAATTTTATGTTTTCTTTTAGAAAATTTTAACACTAACATCATTCTTAAAGAAGTTGATGAAACATCTGTTTTCAAAAAAAATATACTTCCTCAATTACAGGAATATTTTGGTGACGAATTAAAAAATTT